TTTTTGCCCCCTGGATGGCCTGATTGTGTCATACCCATACCAGAAGAGCATACCCTTTATGTTGAACTTAAAGCCGGGAAAGCAAAACGTAGCGATAAACAAGAACTTACCCGGCTGATGTTTATGGCATTGGGGCACACTATTCATAAAATTAATTCATTTAAGGGATATTTGGCCCTTATAGATAAAACATTGAGGAGGCAATGATGTTTGAATGCTCATTTTGTGGAAAAAGAGAGAATGAAGTAGGCTACCTTATCACTAATCCAAAGGTCAATATCTGTAATGAGTGTGTGTTGCTGTGTGTCGAAGTCATTATAGAGGACTCTATTAAGGCTCGGAAGGAAAACCATGAATTAAAAAAGGCTTTGCATTTGATTGAGACAATGTAAGGAAGGAGTAAACCATGTCAGAATATATCTACTGGCCTGCCTTAATCCCCACCGCCCTCATGGCCTTAATCTATTTTGGGTTATGGATTGCGGAGGAGAGGGGAAGGAATAAATGAAAATCTATATCGCTTCAAGTTGGAAAAATCAATGGACAGCTATTGATTTAGCTCAATATTTAAGAGAATTAGGTCATGAAGTTGACTGTTTTGCTGATAGCTCTACAGGCCGATATGTATTCCATTTTTCAGAAATAGGTAATACAGATCAACTCAATGCTGTGAATTTTCTTGAAGACAAGCGTAGCCTTAAAGCGTTCCAAGAGGATAAGAAATGGTTAGATTGGTGCGAATGTTGTGTATTGCTTTTGCCTGCCGGAAAATCTTCACATTTAGAAGCTGGTTATATTAAAGGTCAACAAAAGAAACTTGTTATTTTTGCTCCTGGGGGATTCCCGAAATGTGAATTTGATGTCATGTATGGATTTGCAGATTTATTAACATATAAATTGTTTAATCTAAATCAATTTTTGGAACAATGATAGAAATCCTATCCACAACCCTCGCACTTCTTTGGCTGGCCCGGAAGCCTAACCTTTTTAGGCTCTATGTCACATTGGGTATGTGTTTGATTGATTTCATGGGTGTGGTCTTTATTGATATTGAGGGGATGATGGTATGAAGCAATATCTCTCATACGGTGGCGGTGTTAATTCAACAGCAATGCTTGTTTTGCTTCACGATGAAGGAATACACTTTGAATCCATTTATGTCGATCATGGTTGTGACTGGCCCGAAACAAGAGAATATATACAGATGATTACTGAGAAATACCCTATCACTATCCTAAAACCTAATGTCGAGGGTTATGATAATCTTTATAGCTATAGCGATCATTACAAGATGATCCCTTCTCGAATGAAAAGATGGTGTACTGACAAATTTAAGGTGAGAGTTATCAATCAATATGTCGAAACGCCCTGTTTTTCTTTGATCGGATTTTCCACAGATGAAGGCCACCGTGCCAAACCGCAATATAAAGATGGAATCGAGAACCGATTCCCACTTATAGAAAGAGAAATTAATAGAAGGCAATGCAAAGAAATTATCAATGAACATAACCTGCCTATGCCAATAAAAAGCGGCTGCTGGTTTTGTCCTTTCCAACGAGTAGGACAATGGAAGAAATTAAGGCGACAGCATCCAGACCTATACTGTAAGGCCAAGCACTTAGAGGATCAGGAAATAGAAGCAAGGCGCAAGATAGGAAAAGGGCCTCTATATTTAGAGAAAAAACCCTTAGATAAGGTGGTTAAGGAATCCCAGAATGTACTTTTTAAGGATATGAAACCGCCTTGTTATTGTGAATTATGATTTGTGGGGGATGATGGTATGAAAAAAGAAGAATACGAATGTGTAACCTCAGACTGTGATTTTGTGGAGATATGGCCCTCGTATGATGAATTCCGATGTAAACATGATAGCCTGCCATCAGAGGGACGAGAGATTAAGACAAAGAAAATACCGAAATGGTGTCCACTTAGTCGGAGGGTGAGGTGAGTTTATTTACTGAATGGGATGAACATTATAAAAGAGCAATTTGGACACATCATCGCCCAGAAGAATGGGCAGTTATTTTTGAACTTAGATTAGGTACTGGGTACGGAGGATATTGGACTGAGACAAAAATAGATGCCTTTGCCTTAAACTGTTATCCATCTAAAGGAAACCACAAAATAGCTTATGAAATTAAAAGGACTCGGACTGATTTTTTAAGTGAACTAAAAAAACCCCTCAAGCGGCACCCTGCCCTAATGTTTAGCAATCAATTTTTTTTCGCTACGCCAGAAAGCCTGATTAAAGTCAAGGAATTACCTCAAGAAGCCGGGTTGGTGGAAATAGATGCACAAGGAAATTATCACATAAAAGTAAAGGCACCTTACCGGGAAGCTTATCCTCCTGTTTGGCCATTATTGGCTTCAATAGCAAGAAGGTTAGATAGAAGGGAAAGAGAAAAGTAGGTGACCCGTGGTTCTGGTACTGGAATTTACATGGAAAATAGCCCCTTCTTATAGGTATTGTACTTCTGGTACTTCTGGTACTTCTGGTAAATTATAAGTTATTAAAATAGTTGATAAAAAAGAGAATCTACGAGGGGTACGCATGAGGGGTACGATTCACCAGGGGTATGAGAGGTACGAGGGGTATGAGAGGTAAAGCAAAAAAAGACTATACTTCTGGGTAGTATATAGACTGAATATATATTTAAGAAGATTTACTCACAGATGTATAAGGGGGGCAGGTTGTGGGAAAGGTATGGAAAACTGAAAAGATGTCATTAACTGGTGTGGAAAAGCAAACAAAGCAAAAGGTTAAGACTAAGAAAAAGAAAGGAATAAATGACCCAACCCCCCGCTTTTCAATTATATGCTGCTGATTTTTATATGGAATAAAACATGACAGGCTGGTTTAAACTCTGGCGATATCTTTTTAAAAAACCTATTTGGCTTAGGTCAAATCCAGAACAGAAAACTGTTCTTATTGCCCTTATGGGGATGGTTAATTATGAATCTAATCAATGGGAATGGGGAGGAAAAAGGTTTGATTTAGTACCCGGTCAAGTCATTACATCATATGCTAATATCCAACAAAGGTGTGGAAGCGGTATAAGTCAACAAAACGTAAGATCCAGCATAGCAAGATTCAAAAAATTGGGATTTCTAACAAGCGAATCAACAAACGCTGGGACATTAATAACTATAGAGAATTGGGGTATTTATCAAGGTGATGATCCTGATGTCAACAAAGTAATCAACAAGTGGCCAACAAACGGCCAACAAACGGCCAACAAACGGCCAACAAAGCAACCAACACCTATTAAAGAAAAGAATAAGAATATAAAGAATATAAAGAAAGAAGAGATACCCAAAAAATCATACCGTGAATTTGTCACTTTAACAGAAGGAGAATACCAAAAACTTATTTCTAAATTCGGTAAGGATAAAACAGATAAGATTCTTGATAAGCTAAATAATGCTAAAGGCTCTAAGGGTTATAAATATGTATCTGATTATCATGCTATCTTTTCATGGGTGCTTAAGGAGGTAGAGAAAGAAGAGATAACCCAGGACCAAAAGGGTACAACGATGGCCTGCAAGCAATGTGGGGATAGTGGGCGGTATATCAATATTGATGAGGATGGATTATGCGCCGGTTGTTTGACCAAGAATTTATCCGCGAAATGAATTACCGGGCAAACCTACTTAAAAAGACCGAAGCCCTACGGAAATCGGATAATCTGAAATATAGTAGCTTGGTTGAGAAATATAAGGCAGAGCATGGGCGGTTGTATAAGATGCCGATTGAGAGGTTAAAGGAATTGGTTGGGGAGATAACAATTTAACTTGAGGGTAAAATGATAAAACTGATTTGTAAAGATCGTACCGAGCCGGTGAAGGAGGAATATCCATGTCTTAAAATATCTGACTTTCACCGTATTGTAGCCTTTACTGGCCCAAGAAGTGGCTATGAATTAAGACCAATTCCAGGAGATGATGGTACATTATTTTATTATTCTGATAAGTGGTCTGAGGAGATGTATAAATCCTACAACGGTACTGTTGAATTCAGCAATGACTTATAATTAAAACACCCCTGGCAAGATAGACAACCTTAATCGATTGTCTTTATGGATGGCCTCCACAAGCTGTTGCTTGCTAGGGGTAAAGGGGGTGACTATAGAAAAAAAACAAAGAAAAACATATTATAAGATAAAGAGAACCTGGAATGAAGCACATCCCGAAAAGGTCAGAGCAAGCAGAAAAGCTTGGAACATCAGAAATCCTGATAAAGTAAAAGCACAAAAACAAGTTTGGCGTAAAAGGAATAAATTAAAGTTAAAACTACAAGCTAAAATTTATCATCAAACCAATAAAGAAACTATAAAGTTACGGAAGAAAATATGGTATCAAGCTAATAAAGAAAAAATACAAGCATCTCAAAAAACGTACTATGAGGCTAATAAAGAAAAAACAAGAATTTGGAAAAAAGCTAATCTTGAAAAAGTTCGAGACTATAATCGTAAACGCCGCGCCTTAAAACATACCACACAAATTGAGCCTATAAATGAAAAAATAGTATATTTTCGGGATGGAGGAATATGCCAGCATTGTAGGAAACGAATTAATAAAAAGCTTGAGTGGCCTCACCCTATGAGTGCCAGCTTAGACCATATAGTCCCATTGAGTGAGGGAGGGGCTCATATATATAAGAATTTACAGTTGGCACATTTGGGATGTAATTTAAGTAAAAAAGTTGCTATTTTACCTCAAGGAGAACAATTGAGAATGTTTTAATTATTCTTCCTTTAGTTCTTTGAAGATATATTTCTTAATTACAGGGCTTTTCCGGGTTAAGATGGTCTCCCTACACTCCCCAAAAATACTTTTAAGGCGGTATAGCTCCTCTTCCAATACCCTGATGTATTTTTCCTTCTCCTCAATGTTGTACCTCATAGCACTTATGAGGGAATCGTTATTGTTTTTCATGGTGTCTCCTTCCAATTAAGGGTTATTGCTTTTTATTTATCTCTGCCTTACATATGTCATAGCAAAGGTAGATGGTGACTGCCAGAATTATGATGCCCTGTAGGTATTGCATGGTTGCCTCCATTTAAGGTTAATCCTTCCCCTAAGCCCTCATCTAAGAGGGCCAGGGCAGGGGTTGGGGATTAAACTACCTTGAAAGGTTTATCCCATTTGCCTATATTCAGGTGCAGATAAAAGTTAGTGTTGAAATAGTCAATCATCCCATCTGAATCATCATAATTGTAAGAAGTTGATATTTGGCTGACCTTTTTCATACAGTCCCAAGCTTCTTTTGTTAGTTGGCATCCATTATTCCACCCTTCAATTGGATAGGCGTTTTCATATGGTTCTTTGAAGGTGTATTGGTTTAATTGGGAGTAGGCTTCGTATGTATAACCTTGATCTTCCATGCTTTGAAATCCATGGTTTCCAAAAGAGCCCTTTTTAATTATTGCTTCAAAAGGTGCCTCCATTAATGAGATATAAAGAGACTGGCCCATTGAATACCTCTGAATCTGCACACTAAACTTGCATTTTGGGTATTCTTTCTTGAGGTTAGTTTTTATGATCTTGGCAATTTCTTTAATGTCAAGATCCCGATTGTAGTTTTTGCCTTCCCATCCGTGGCCTGTGTAGTTTTGCATTTCTTATCCTCCATTTACAGGTTAACTTCATACCACCTTCCAAGATAGAAGGCTATTAATATTAAGGCTGAATTGCCTATGCAGTAAATGATGAAGTCCATCATTGTATGCTCCTGTTTAACTCTCATACCTACCCAGCTGGGAATGGGCAGGGTGAAGGTTAAGCCTTCTCAATCACATTGACAGTCCATCCTATATTTATAAGGTCTTGAACTTGTTGAGTAGTGAGACAATTACCAACTTGATAATCAATGCTATTCTTAAGGGACTTAATACGGAAATGGTCTTTTTCATATCCCCACGATCTTATGTCTACAAGGTTGATTGTGGGTTTAGTGTGTGGATGTGACATGTTCTTATCCTCCATTTAAATTGTTTGCGTTTGATTATATATAGGCAATATCTATGCCACCTATCATATAAAATCACAACCCATTGAATTAACAGGGCTATTTATTTTAATACCACAGCGTAGCACGATAACAATCTATCATACTGGGTGAAAATCACCTACGAAAAGGTGAAAATCACAGCCTTATTTAGTAAGGGTTTGCGGGGAAGTAACTCTCAACAGCCCGGTGTAGTCGAGGGGTGAGAATCACCTATAAATAATAAAATAAAGCTTGACATTTGAAGAAATAAGGTTTTATGATGTTAGCAAGCTTATCCGGGTCTTGTATGGGGACAGTAGAACGGGCCTACCAGGATGACAAGGCAGCATTGCCATAAGATAGCATAACGAGCCTTGCTAATGGGATAAACAGCAGTTAACGCGCACATAAGCCTGATAAACAGATAAGTATACAAAATGCAATGATTTAAGCCTGAACCACACACCGTTAAACTGTATTGAAAGGGTTATTATGCTTTATTTGATATAAGGGGTAGAGTATGTTTTATGAATGGATAAACTGGCAAGTGAATACTTATTCTGATACAACTTCTCTTAATACACTAAGTTTTAACTTATGGCTTGTTTATATATATAAGGCTATTTATGGCGAAAAAGACTAAAAAAAAGAAGAAAAGATTCACTGCTAATGAGTTAAAGGCCTTAGAGTTGGTAGCTAAGCATCCTGAGAAGAGTGATGCTGATATTAGTAAGGATTTAGTGAAGTTAGGTAATGTAATAGATCCTTACTATCTAAATAAGAGGACGAATGCTAACGTAGCAATACGGGATAAGATAGCTATAAAGAGGGAGAAAAACCTTCTTAGAATCCAAAATCAGATGCCTTTAGCCTTAAAGGTATCAAAAAACCACTTGAAATCCAATAACTTAGATGCTGCCAAGCTAGTGATGAAACATGCTCTCCCTGTTAGTGAGGACGCTCCTGTTAGGCAACCAACGGTAAGTGTAGAGACTCTCACTATCATCCAGAATAACCAGCTTCAGGTGTGTCAAGACAGGCTTGATGCCATAAAGGTAGAGGAAAGTAGTAATGATAACGAGTAGTTATAGGGATTGAGTGTGATAATATATAATATGACTTCTAACCATTATGTAACATTATTAAGCATGCTTACTGCTAGGCCCCCCCGGTTGCGAGGGGTGGGGGTAGGGTTTCATATATGGTATCTATAGCTAAATACTTTTCAGCATAAAATAACCCTTGACAATTATGTAACCCCATGATATACTCTTCTAAACCCTATGGAGATATACCATGACAAACCAACAAATCATAAAAGCTTATGTTAAAGACCTCATTCCCATCATTAAAATCGCATCCACCCTCCATGTTACCAGACAGTCCATATATAGATTGCTTAGGAAACATGGGGTCGATACCTCAAAATCCAGACGTATTGAAGTTAAATGCCATTACTGTGGAAAATCTTTTCTTAAAAAACCTTGCCAGGTTAGACGGCGTAAGTACCATTATTGCACTTTTAGGTGCTACCTGGACTGCATAGAAGCAAAAGGACAAGGTTATGTTCAAAACAGGCATGGTCAGAGAAGGGTAAGGGTTCTTGTCAGTAAGCATTTCGATCTTCAAGACGGTATGATAGTCCACCATGAGAATAAGGATACCCTGGATAACCGGCTAACCAATCTCAGGGTATTTAAGGATCACAGTGAACACATGAGATATCACAGGGGAGGAGAGGCTATTCCTCTGTGGGATGGGAGAAATATACAATCTTAATACTTTTCACCATAAAATAAGGTCGAATAATGGATATAAAGACACCTATAGATAAATATTACAATGATCTCCATTATGCTGCTTTGGTTAAGCTAATGGTTTCCTATATTCAAAACTGTAACTATACCCCTTCTGAAATAAGGCAAGCCGCTATTCTGGCATCCATACTTTATGAAGAAACCCGAATAAGCTATCTACAATTTCCATCCATACCAGAATCTGTTGAAAATAGCTTATCGGTATTACATGAATGGACAGACAATGAGCCTATTAAATAAATACTTTTCAACCCATTTTAACCCTCTTGACTTTCACCCCTGAATCTGATATACAGGAGGCTAAACAATGACCAGACCCATATCTGAAATAATAGTAGATGGCAAGACTTACAAATGTTACGCTAACGGTATGTCCGATGGCGATAGCACAAGCACTATAAACCACTTTATACCCCTGTCTTACCAACTATTTGCAAGGTTCTGTGAACATTTACCTTTTAGTACAGTACAAGGTATATATAAAGATGTGATGAAACCTTATTTTCCTGAATAGGGAGGAACCTATGGAACTGACTAAACATTTGGATGTTTATGAAGTAGTGCCATCTGGTTATGTAATTGCTGAATCTATACTTACTGAAGAATGGCTTAATGATCTTAACCTTAAATATTGGGAGCGGAAATTACAAATTACTGCAATGTGGACACATCCTAAAGCATTTCCTGATATTAGAAAATGGGATAGGAACAGATTTCGCTCAAAGCGCATGAAAGGTCCTGAAGAGGGTTATTACATACAGATATATCTGGCTAACCTTGGGAATGAAATTGAGTTTAATCAGACCCACGATGTCGCTAAACATAGGATATTAATCGAATATAAGAAACAAGAATTGATTAAGACAATTGGTGATTAATGATCAGACTTCTTCCAACGGTTAATTTTGTACCACTTGATTTTGAACCCGAATTCATTGCTCATTATGATCCGAATACTAATACCATCAACATAAACAAAAAATTGAAGTGTTCGGCTAAAGCACTTATGTTGATACATGAGTTTACACATTGGTTTGTTTCTTTTTTGATGGATTTGGCAGAACCATCCTATTTACATAAACACGAGAATTTATATCTTGCCTACCTACGTTTAAATGCCTATGCGGACTATGCTGCAAGACATTACGTGAGACTTTTTGTATTATTGTTCTATGGTCATTTTGGACCAATAAGTATGAAAAAAACAAAAATAGTACAAGAATATGAGGCTAAAAAATAACCCTTTAACGTAGAAGCGATCCTCGAGAAACGACTAGGAGTAAATGATTAAATTTTTACCATTTTGTAAACTCCGAAAAATCTTTGAGGTTTTATGAATATCTGGCATTTCATAAACAAAGAACTTAAAAGAAAATCGGAGGTAAATATCATGGACGGATTTAGAATTATTGGTTCAAGTAATGGACATGGCAGGGGTTCTCAATTTTCAAATATAGAAAGTAAATTAATTATTTCTAAGCATTTTGCAAATAAAAAAGCTGGCACTTACTCTTTATCGTTCTATTTTGGTCATGTACTATTAAAACGATTGGGATGGGAAATTGGTCTTTTTGTCCAATTTTTGTATGATGATGAAAATAGACTGGGGTTTTTTAGAAAAGTTCCCCAAGGTACAGCCCAATGCTATAAAATAACACGTAATACTGTAACGAGTCAAAGAGGACGGATAACTATAACTTGGAATTCAGACTATCCTTCTGTTGAAGGGGCAAGAGAAGCTGAAAATGTTATTGTAAAAGATGAAGGACTTTTGTTTGAATGGCCTCGGCGTAATATATAAGATTTCCGTGTTAACCTTATGAAACCCCACTACCTAACATTCATAACCTATCACCCGCCAGCCTACAGGGAAGTAATGATAGAATATGAAATTGTCATAATCCCTATGCGGTCTTAGATATGGCATACAGTGAGTATGAATTAGATGAAAAAGACTAACGTAATAGATTTCCCTACTGAATCAGCCTTTGATGGGTTTTTAGATGAGCTCAGGGAGACTTATAAAGAGAAGCGTCTAAATAATTTCATCTGTATCTATAACTATGAATATAAGAAAGGTGAGGAAATAGAAGGATTTGTGAGCGGAATCCAGGATTACTGGTTTGGAGAGAAATCTACTATTTATCTCTTAGGGCTTATAGAAGTGATAAAAGATGAGATCCTGCATTATATGGCTGATAGGTGTGAGGAGAATAGAAATGAGTAGATATCTAAAACTGATCTGGTTTAAGGAAGATCCCTGGACAAGATATCATGCTGCTGTAGGGATTAGTGCAGAAAAGACGCTTTGTGGGGTTGTACGGTCAACGAGGCGAATACTGCCGAGTGAAAAGATTGATCGGTGCCTTAATGGAGGTAAATGCAAGAAATGTCTTGCTGTTTTAGGCAACCTCGTAGGAAGAAAATATGGCCCCGGTGATATCGTGGAGATTAAGGTTGAATGACCCCAGATGAACGCAACCAAATCTATGAAGTTCTGATGATGATTGATACATCCCTGGAGTTGATTATTAAAAGGGCCAAGGCAATACGGGCGGATTGCACTGACCGTCATCTTTATCCTACTCATTTTAAAGTCAGATGTGGCACTAACGCAAAAGACATTATAGATATGGCTCAAAGCATTGAGAAGAGAAAAGGCCCTGCCTTTAAGATGATTGAGGAGCAGAGGAAAGGTAGAAGTGTTGAGGTAGATAAACCTACAGGCAATGAGAGGCCATTTCCGGTATGACCAAAACCAACATAATCCATAAGCCCCGGCCACTCATTGATCAGAGCCATTATTGCCCTAAATGTGGAACTGTGATGATCATCCATGACGTTCTGATCTACCAGTGTCCCAGGTGTGGGTATCTACGGGAGGGTTTGATAAGAGGAGGATAACTATTAGCCACATTTAGGACGGCGAGGTGCAATGGCGATAATGTCCGAAAGGAAACCTGCATGCATATCCCCGAAAAGGATATGATGGGGTTACACCGAGGGGCACCCACGAGAGGAGCGCCAAGCCTCTTACCCTGCTTAATGGGACTAACATATAGAGGAAGAGAATCATGAAAGAAATAGACAAGGGTTATTATCCAGATGGATGGCTAGAACCAGTTCCTGACCCTGGCCCACTTAGACGGGAAGGTGGACGTGAACGGTGGCCTAATGGTGGGGGTGATTATTACCTAAGTGGACGGTAAATGGTAAAACCAGAAGGGCCATATCCAACAAAACCATTTTAATCATTAACAGGAGGAGAACCATGAGAAAACAACTATTTAGCCTTTGCGTCATAATGGCGCTGTTTTTGATCGTGGGTTGTGCTACATTGCAAAACTGGATTGGCCAGCCTCAGTTACAGACCTATACTTTTATTTATGACGGTGGAGAGTATTCCGCCTTGTTGCCGAAAGACGTGCCTTTGCCGCCTGAGAATGCTGTCCAAAAACCTCACTGGTTGCCTTGTTTCGGATTACTTACTATAATGCACGTAGCCTATGAGGAACCTGGAGAATGCCCAATAGTTTCGTTTTGGTTCACTCAGAAACTCGGCGTAGTTGCTACAGTTTACCATATTGAGGTGGATGGGCAATTACAACATAACTATTATATCTATTTCAGGGGATTGCCAGTTGAAGTGGATAAAGAAGAGATAAACAAAAAACTCAGGGCATGGAGCAAAGGCCCAAAACATTAAAGCCCACGCCTTTACCGCGTGGGCAGATTGAGGTATAAAATGCCCAAATTTGGCACTACATCACAGGAAAGGCTATATAGCTGTCATTCTGATCTTATCAGACTGTTTGAGGCAGTTGTAGTGCGTTTCGATTGCACTGTCCTTGAAGGTCACAGGGGAAAAGAAAAGCAAGACAATTATTATAAGGGAGGCAAAAGCAAGGTTCAATGGCCTGATGGGAAGCATAACAGTTATCCATCTGAGGCTGTGGATGTAGTTCCCTATCCTGTGGATTGGCAAGATAGAGAAAGGTTTCATTATTTTGGGGGTTTTGTTTTGGGAATGGCTACAGCTATGGGAATCAAAATCCGATGGGGTGGAGATTGGGATATGGACACTCAGGTTAAAGATAATAAGTTTGATGATTTACCACATTTTGAATTGAAGGAGGTCTGAAATGCTAGATAAACTGGAAAATGAAGGAGCGGCTATTATCGGGCTTGTAGCCATAGCGATTATAGCCCTGTTCTTGCTTGGCGTAGGAGCTAAAGAAATTGCTATAGGCATCGGTTCCGGCCTTGTAGGTTTTATCAGGGGCAAAAGTAGTTAGTGCCCAACGAGATTCCCACCGATTGGATACCAGTGGCATCTGCATGGATGTCTTATTTCTATAAACAACAGGTCGAATTTATAGTTTCTGATGCCTGGCAAAGATGGTTTGTTGCTGCTAATAGAACTGGGAAAACTCTATCATTTTATTGGAATATCGTTGCGTATCTTTTAGGAGTACATCCCAAACAGTTTGCACCCCCACCACTTACAGCAAGAATTGTCGTCCCTTCATTTGATAATGTTAAAGAGGTTGCAATTATAAAGTTGTTGGAAAGACAAAAAGTTGTTCATAATGGCAAGACCATTGATGAATTAGGGCCTTTGCTTCCTAAGAGTCAACTGAAAATAGGTTTTAGCAAAGATCATCCTGGAATAGATTTCAAAAATGGTAGCAGGATCATCTGGGTGACTGAAGTTCAAGGTTGGAAACTTGAGAGAGGGACAGAACATGACATTCTGGGAATGGATGAACAATGTAAAAAACGAGTTTGGCAAGAAAATGTACGAGGATTAGCAAATGCAAAAAATGCAGGTAAAATATTAGGCAGTCTAACACCGCCCTATGAAGAAGGGAGAGGTCCTGATTGGACAAAAGAAGATATCATAGATGCTGCCCTTGAAGATATTGATATTGAAGTTTTTAAGGCTTGTATGGCCGATAATCCAGCTATTTCAGAGCAGTTTACGAAGCGATATACTAAGGGAATGACTCCAGAACAAAAAAAAGTTGTTTTAGAAGGTGAATATCCCACCTGGGGTAAAATCATTCACTACCCCTGGCAAGATAGATATTGGGATAAAGACAAAGTTGAAGGCCATATTGTGCCTATGGACGTTCACTTACCGGAGTATTGGGAAGTTGAATGGGTTATGGCCTTTGACTGGCATCCCAGCAAGCCATGTGCTGCTGTTTGGGGTTGGGTAGACAGCGATGGTGATGTTTTTTTCTATGATGAACTTGACCCTCAATTAGCTGAAAACAAGGAAATCCCTGAATTAGCTGAAATGTTCCTTCAGATTGAAGGGGCACCCCATACAAAGCGGAAATTCAGGCGCTGGCAAGACCCTTCAGCTAAGTTCAAGTACAAGGCTATAGACAAAGGTTTTAATGCCTGGGATGAGTTCAAAAAAAATGGCATACTTTGTACTGAAGGTAAAAATAGAGACCCTGACGTGGGGATTGGCCTTGTAAACGACTATCTCAAAGGGAATTGTAAGAACCATCCCCGGATGTTTGTAAGAGAGAACTGCAAGCATCTCAGGCATTTTATGGGAAATCACTATTGGAAGCGGACAGGTGATGACCCTCAAGGCAAGCCAGATACGAGATGGTCAGATTTCCCCATATGCGTGAGATACATATTACAGGAATTGGGTATGAAACATAGAGATAAGGGACATAAGAAGAAGTGGCCCCTTACAAGCTATGGGGATATTAAGCCAAAAAGGACTGTTATAGACTTGGGGAGATTTGTTTAGTTGGGAACATTACTTTTCGACCATAGCCTAACACTCACAGGATTAGCAACTGGCTTTACCGTAGCAGGTGGAACTACGTCCAAAACTCTAACCGTGGTCGATGATTGCACTGTAGGTCAGGATTTACAGACTACCGATAGCCCGACATTTGCTGGTCTTATAATAGCTGACGGCGGCACCATAGGCCAAGCAGCAGGGCCATTGCTGACATTTGATGATACGAATGATTATTTGGAAATAACGGGATGTAAGGTTGGGATTAATATAACTGCACCAACTGAGGCAATGACAATTGGTGACGGCGGTAAATTACAAATTAATTCAGCAGGTGATGATAAAAATATTCAGATTTATCACGATGATAGTAAAGCAATATTTACATTATCAAGTGGTTATATACTTTTTAATTCTCCAGCAAATATAAATTTAGATGCTGGCAATGAAGTAATTCTTGATAGTGATATAGGAGAAATACGATTAAAAAAAGGAGGTGGTACTTTTTTGGGAATTGTTGGCGATGAAGTTGACGATGAAACACGCTGGACGATGAAAGACGCTTATGGCAATATGATAATATTCACAAATTTTGATAATAGGCAGTCAGATCACGAGCATGTAGTTCAAACTAACCCTACTGTGTATATTCATTCTGATATAGATCCAGATGATGATAGTACACAATGGGTATCTTTAACACATAACCAAACAAATGCAGTATTTGGTTTAGGAATAGGGGCTTATACATTTCCTGATGGTGATTTTGGTATCGGAGCAATCCCACTTGCCAAACTCCACGTAGACCAATCCGTCTCCGATGCAGCTATTCCAGTTTTGATTCTTGATCAGGCAGATGTGAGTGAAGAAATGATCGAGTTCATATCCACAATAGGCGTTGGAAATGCAATAGAAGCGGTTGGGGAAAAAAGTTTAACAACTACGCATTTCATAAAGGTAACTTTACCTGGTGCTTTAACCCGATATATTCCAGTAGGAACTATAGCATAAGGAGAAATCATGGAAATACAAAGATACGCCGAGCTAAAAGCAAGTGGGGATATTTCATTGCAATTAATTGAAGGGAAAGCCTTTATTATTAAAAAGGTTTATGATCCAGATACAGGTCAACCAAAAGACCCTCAAGTGCTGGCAATTGATAAAGACAGCTTCCTTCACCATAAAAAAGATGCCCAAAAAAGGATTGATGAGATGACACTTTTTTTAGATGATGTTGATAGCTTAGAGAAGAAAGTGGAGTCCTAATTATGGCTGATTATACCCTGCTTGATGCTGGTGTAATAGATGCTGATCCTGATACTTTCAGTTTAGATACTCAACCTGTGCCATATGAGAAACGAATTATTCAACTTACTGTGTCTACCTCTGCTGATAGGGCAGGTGCCCTTATGGATTTTATTGGTAAAGATGGTGATGATGATGCAATAAAGGAAATCAATATGGATATTTCATCTGCACATTCTACACCTGTCGAGACAGTCTTGAAATATAAGACAGTAGATGCTTCTGGTGTTACTGTTAGGGGTATGACCAACGATGATACAGTAACAATTATACATGAAGTGCAGGGTTTTTATCCTCGATTGCGGAAACGCTATCTCTGGGTAGTGGAGGATTAAATGCCATTAACAGTAGATAGGACTATTCAACCTATAAAAGTAACAGGCGCCACAGATGCAGATACGGAAATTACATCTGACGATACATTTATTCATTTTATTAGATGGTATAATCCAACTACCGCCGGGGATTTATGTCATATTACTGATGGAAATGGCAATACAATAATTAAAATGCGGGCCGATGTAGATAATGATACCCAAACGTGGCCTATTTATAATGCCTATAAGGGTATTAGGTGTGATGATATGGATTCAGGCGAATTGTATATTCATATAAGATAGAGGTTTTCATGCCACTTAAATTACACTGTACTATTTGTGACCGGTTTATTGAAAATGTAACTGATACATCAAGTGTAACAGGTAAAGAAATTTGCCCTGATTGCGGAAAAAGGATAACTCAGGTCAGAAGTGACCTTGAGAAATTTAATAAGAAATGGCATCACAAGTTGGAAGTCTTATATAGTAACGCTAAAGCTGAACTTGATGAATTGGTATCAAAAATAATGAAGGAAAAAGAATGAAGTGTAGAATCTGTTCCAATGATAAATTGCTCAAAGTCTTGGATTTAGGATTCCACCCTGTCTCGGATGGATTTTTAACCAGAGAACAACTAAAAGGCTGTGAAGTCTATTATCCTTTGGAACTATATTTCTGTGCAAAGTGCAGTTTAGTACAATTAGGTTATGTTGTTCCAAAAGAAATTCTATTTAGTGACGATTATCCCTATGCTACTGGAACAAATAAGGCTGGTGTGGAACACTTTAGGCAATTTGCAAAGGAAACAGTAGAACGTTTCAAACTTGGCAAGGATGATTTAGTAGTTGACATCGGAAGCAATGATGGAACGCTGTTGCAGGGGTTTAAGAACTTTGGGTGTAGAGTTTTAGGGGTAGAACCATGTAAACATTTGGCTGATATGGCTACTCAGGGTGGTATTGATACAATCCCATGTTTTTTTGGGCCTGTGCAAAATATTTTAAAGCAAAAAGCTCATATTATTGCAGCTACCAATGTCTTTGCTCATATAAATGATTTGCATGAATTTATGAAAAATGTGAAAGGAGCTTTAACTAATGATGGCATCTTCATCATAGAAGCCCCTTACTTGCTCGATATGCTTGATGGCCTGCTCTATGACCAGATTTACCATGAGCATCTATCATATCTGGCTGTTAGGCCCTTGAAGGCATTATTTGCAAAATATAACATGGAGATATTTGATGTTCAAAAGGTGGATTTCCACGGTGGTTCGCTTCGCTACTTTGTGGCTCGGAATGGCAAGTATCCTACTTCTACTAATGTTGGTAGATTGCTACATTTAGAGAAATATTCAGTTGATAAGATTAGATTTGAAAATTTCGCCCATAGAGTGAGGAAAAGCCGTGAAAAGCTGTTATGGTTTATCTTATCCCTGAAACGTGCCGGTAAAAGAGTAGTTGGTGTTTGTGCGGCCGCCAAGGGAAATACTTTACTCAATTATTGTCATATCGATCTTGATTACATAAGTGAGAAATCTGAATTGAAGGTGGGGAAATATTCACCTGGCAGACATATAAAAGTAATTTCAGATGAGGAGATGATTGCCGATCAACCTGAATATGCTCTAATGCTAGCCTGTAACTTTGCAGGCAGTATTATACCTATTTTAAGAAAGAAGGGTTATAAGGGGAAGTTTATACTTCCATTACCACAACCGGAGATATATGGGCATTGATTATTTTCGATTATGGTCAAAATATGGTCTTTCTATAGATATGAGTACTACAGGAATAGGCTACGCTAATGCAAGAATTGCTCATGATAGGGTAGCGCAATATCTAGAGACTCATCCTAACATTGCTAAAAGATATTTAGATGAAGCTGATAAAAGTATGAGATATTTTGATGTTCTATATTTAGCTGAAAGGGAAATCAGTCTATGACTAAAGCCCTAATCACTGGCGTAGGTGGACAGGATGGTTCTTATTTGGCTGAATTTCTACTTTCCAAAGGCTATGAGGTACATGGTATTATAAGGCGCGCTAGTACCTTTAATACAGCCAGGATTGACCACATAATAGATAAACTTCATCTTTGTCATGGTGATGTAACGGATGGCTCATTTATTACCAACTTGATATTTGGGACTCATTTTGATGAGATTTATCATTTGGCTTCTCAAAGTCATGTCAGGGTGAGTTTTGACAATCCGGTATTCACAGCGGACGTTACAGGTACAGCAACGGCAATTATTCTGGAAGCACTCAGGGCAAGTCAGAACAAAGATACGAGGTTTTACTATGCAGGAAGCAGTGAGATATTTGGAAATGCCCGATGCCCACAAGACGAAAATACACCTATCTCTCCAAGAAGTCCATATGGTTGTGCTAAGAGCTACGGGTATTGGATGGTCAAAAACTACAGAGAAGGATATGGCCTTCACGCAAGCACGGGAATCCTCTTCAACCATGAAAGCCCCAGAAGAGGAGAAACCTTCGTCACTAATAAAATTGCTAAAGCCGCGGCGAAAATCAAGTTGGGCCTTCAGAATATGCTCTATCTTGGGAATTTGGATTCAAAAAGGGACTGGGGCTATGTCCCGGATTTTATTGAGGCGATGTGGATGATGCTTCAACAGGATAAGCCTGGTGATTATGTCATTGCTACTGGAGAGAGTCATTCGGTCAGGGAATTTCTGGAGTTGGCCTTTCTATATTTGGATTTGGACTGGACAGACTATGTAGAGGAGCATGTTAAACAATATATGAGACCGACAGAGGTTCATCATTTATTGGGTGATTCCCGTAAAGCACAGAGGATATTAGGTTGGGAACCTAAAGTCTATTTTGATGAGCTCGTTAAGATTATGGTAGATGAGGCAATGAATAAACAATGCGATCAATAGCTCATATAGTTAATCCATTTATTCCCCCGATGACCTCTGATTTAGTGGTAGCGCAACCGGTTTGCTTTAAAAGTATGCGGATTGCCAGGAACTTTGTTGAATTTGGCCCGATTGCATCCGATGTTAAAATAGAGCAATTTGCTGTTATTCATCCTGGGGATGAAGAAATGTTGCCCCAGGGCTTTACCAGAACAAGAGACTTGGATAGATCGGTCCTGGATTTTGGTAAGTTTAACATAGAGCGCAGGTTGCCTCTATTCAGGGATATCCTTGATAGACTTTATGAGGCCTCGGATGCGGATTATTTTATTCAGACTAATTCCGATATTCACTTAATGCCCCAATTCTATCATGTGGTTAATAATCTTATAGATATTGGACATGAGGCATTTTGTATTAACAAGAGGGTAATTCCTGATAGCTATAGTAGTGTTGATGAACTCCCTTTTATGTATTCTGAATTAGGAGAGGGCCATGCCGGTCTTGATTGCTTTGTCTTTCCAAGAAAGGTGTATCCTCGATGTAAAATAGGTAATATCTGTATGGGAACGCCCTGGTCCGAATCGACCCTGGCAACCAGTTTGGCTATTTATACAAAGAATTTTACAGTATTCAGGACTTTGCACCTGACATTTCATATAGGAGATTCACGGATTTGGAAGCCAGCCAATTTCAGGGACTATCGGGAATACAATATGATCCAGTTTTGTAAGACCCTGAAAGAACTAAAAAGGAAGAAAGTCACCATACTGAAGAATGAAATGGTTAAGTATTTTCTGGCTAAGATTAAAGATGAGGCCAGAACCGGAGTGGCCCCTAAAGAATGCTTGAGGTTTTTATGAGGAAAGTTATTATTTACCCCAAAAGAGGTCAAGATTTAAGAAGGGCAATATGGTGTTCAATGATAACAAACCGAGAATTAGGTAAGCCCGAAGGGCACTTCGAAGCAAAAGGTAGGAAATTATCTGAGATAGCAAAGAAAAAATTATTGAATTTGAAAACATTATTAAAATGACACCAGAACATAAGCTAATACTCAAACTGATTGAGGCTTTAAGAAGGTCGGTCGGCCAATTAAAAGGTTTACTTGACAAGATATTGAAAGAAGAGTATGATAAATAGCTATGTTTATCTATTTCTTTGATGGGTATGGAAGATTTTGTAAAATTGACAAGTTAGGAAATTCGACTGTAATCTGTGAACCTGATGATGTAGAGACAGATTTGGATATACCTGAACTTTCCTCTAGAGATACTCCTATAGAAAGTTTTGAAAAGTTAAAAAGATTAGAAAAGAGACTCAGAAGGCTAATTAAGGAAACAGAAGAAAAATAACTAAAATCTAAGTTTCAGACCAGTCACGGCTTTAAGCCCTCACTGTGTAGGTACTCATAACTCGGTACCTCCTATGCAGTGAGGGTTTTTTTATTAGGAGAAATCATGGCAAGAAATCGTAGAGGTGTTAGAGACGGTACAGGCCCTTGTAACAATTCCTATCAGCGAAAGAAAGTTAGGATAGGCAAAAGGCGTAAGAGAGGGGAGAAGTGCCTAAAAAGTTAGAACGTTGTGTCAGAAAGGTTAAAGCCAAGGGCAAAGTTAGAAGTGCCTGGGCCGTATGTGTCAAATCCACCGGTATTAAAAAGAAGAAGGGCGGTGGGTGGACACGTGGAAAGAAAAAGAAGAAGGCATAATGGAGCGAATCCATAAAGTCTGGGGTGAACGCTGGCTAATTCGCCAGGATTCAACTCATGCTACCAGTTACTTGAAACTCAAAGCAAAGACACGGTGTTCCTGGCACTGCCATTCAGCAAAAAGTAATCTTTTTGTCCTTCTCAGTGGCAAGGTGGGTATCAAGACAGGACATGGTGAAATTCTCTTGCTACCAGGCCAGGAATTTACGGTATATCCTGGGGAGTGGCACGAATTCAAAGTCTATGAGAATAGTGAGATGATTGAGGAAATGTATGTCCGATACGATGAATCCGATATTGAGAGGAAAAAGCTAGGGTCACGCCTATGATGAATAAAGAAAAAGAAAAAGAGATATTTCGAGTTCTTTTACGGCGGTATAAAGACCACTGGGATAGAAATCAATACAATAGAGAGAACTATAATGAGGAGTTGGAATACTATCTCGGTTATCGAAATGCTCAGGTTTACCCATTAGCATATAACCATGTTTTTAACCGTATTCTCCCTATTATTTATACGATTCTATCTCGATTCATGGACCAACTTTACCAGACAAGCAATATCGTTTCGATAAAACCCCGGAAGAGAAGGGACATAGGTAATGCTAGCTCTGTAGAGGCGGTCTTAAATTTCCAACTTGAGAACCTAAATAGCGTTGATATGCAGGGTGGGTCTTACGTCACCATGCTGAAGTGGTTTTTCAATGCCCTCACTTTCGGTAAAGGAATAGCTAAAACTTATTGGAGAAAGGAAGAGAGGATATCTCCCAAAAGAACAATATTACAGAGGCCAAACTTTGACAGTTTTGGTAACTTTCAAGGTATGGACCCGATTGATCACATTAGCCAGGAAATGGAGATGATCTATGATGGGCCTTATGTAGAAATACTACATAATAAGCTTTCCTTGCCTGACCCGGAATATAAGTCGATTCAGCAAATGCCCTCATTTTTCTTGATATACAAGAGAAGTGTTGATTATCTCAAGAAGATGGCGGATGAAGGCAAATACAAGAATATAAGAGAATTGGGGTGGACGGCGGCGAGTGAGGCCAGTCAATACGGACAAGACACAGACGAGGCATTTGTTAAAGGTTTGGAGATCGCACGTGGACTAACAAAAGATCAGATTGAAGATAAATTGAAATCTCCGGAAGTTGACGTTCTTGAATGTTATACAAGACTAATTTTCGATGAAGCCCCTTATGCAGTTGGCAGTGGAGTAAAGATAAAGGGACTGGAAGAAGAGGCAATTGTCCATATCGGGAATTACAAAACTATTCTCTCTGTCCAAAGAAATCAGTATGGCATAAGACCATTATTTGATATTGGTTGTTATATCCAACCGGAGATGTATTGGGATATTGGTCTGGTGCAATTAACCAAGGGAATCCAGGAACAAATAAACAATCTGGCCAACCTGAGAATGCAGAACGTGATGATGATGGTTAATCAGATGATGAGGGTCAATCCTGATGCCGATATTGACCCTGAAGCTCTTCAATGGAAACCATTTGGAATAATACCAGCAGAAAGAGACGATGTAGAACCAATAACAATTCCTGATATGCACTCGAATTTGTTTCTGGAGCAAGAAAATTTCTATGAGAATACCATTCAGGATTTGACCGGGATGTATTCCTACAACATGGGCCAAACACCCCAACGCCAAGAGCGGGTGGGAGTTGTACATTCCATACAAAGCATGGGTGAGGCCCGCGTCAAACTCATGCTTATGTCTATGGATTACCTTGGGATACGTCCCTTATTGAAATATATGATGTTGCTTAATACCTTTCATTTACCAAGTGGTTTTGAATATAGGATTAGCAGTCCGGATGACCCCCAACAGCAATTCGGGCAGATATTCGGGGATGATATTCATGGTGATTTTGATTATGCGGCTCGATATACGGCAATGGAACCGGCGTTGGGCAAACAATTCAGGGCGCAAAACTTAGTTCAATTAGCTCAATTATGGCATAACAATCCGTGGATTAATCAATATCAGTGGAATAAAGTGCTGGGGGAACTGAATGATATAAGAGAGGCTGACCGGCTGCTAAAAACACCCCAGCAATTCCAACAGGAAATGCATCAACAACAACAGGCTGCTATGCAGGCTGAAGAAGCAGAACGGCAAGGTAAACGACAGTTGGAGCAAACAAAAACACAAGGTAAACTACAGATAAGTGGTCAGGATTTCCAGGAAGACCAAGAGTTAGCAAGCCAGCAGTTTGGATATGATATGGTTCTTGAAGGGATAAAAGAAGAGGCGGCAACTGCCCAGAAACAGATTACTGAATGAAACATCTTTTAAATGAATTTACGGATTTCTTTCTGAAGAGTGAAGAATTTCAGAGAGAAGTAACAAATCTCCAAAGAGCTATACAGTCAGAACAATGGGGATTTTACCGTAAATTGCTTGTAACCATCAGGGGAATGATGGCAACAGATATGTTCTCAAAGCGATATACCGGACTTACTCCGGAAGAAAAGGATGTAATGCAGAGGACATATTATAATATAGACCAGATGCTTAATTTTCTTACAAACCCTATTGGGTGGATGAAGAAAACCGGCAAATGGCAAATGTTTCAAACCAACCTTAAAAGGAAGGAGAAAGTAGATGGCAGAAGAAAAAAAGACTGAGGAGACTCCAACTTTACAGGAGGAGACCCCGAAGAAAAAGGCAGACAAAGTAGAACCAACTGAAGCCGATCAGCTTGTAACTGAATTAGAAAAAGCTGGAGTCAGCACTGTTGAAGAGTTGGAGGGAAAACTAACAGCAAGTCAACAGGTTGGTAATATGAGTAATCTTTTGGGTACTGCGAGACAAGAAATCATTGATTTAAATGCAGTACTCGCAGAATCAAAACGAACAAGAACAGTGCCGACGCAAGAAGGTGTTGTAGAAGAGGAAAGTGATTTAAACAAAATTATGGAAAGGTCTGTAGAAACTGTGCTTGATAAACGAGACAAAAAGCAAAGAGAGATCAATACTCAAATCAATCAAGCTACAAATGCCATGTGGGGCAAAATTTACAAACATCCCAAGTATCCGATTGTAAAAGAGGTCTGGGATAAGAAGTTTGAGGACCCTAATTTTTCGATGCAGGTTCAGCAAGGGATGTTGAATCCGTTAGAAGAATTCCATAATACTCTCAACGAATATTGGGAGGGGATAGCAAAGCGTTCTGTCGACACGATTAAGGCACTTCAAGGCAAAGGGAAAATAGAAATCCCTCATGTTGAAAGTGAAGGCAGAATACCGCAAACTCCCGAAGAGTTAAGTAAAGATCAAGCAAGATTAACTGAATTACAGAAGAAGGCTCAGACAGGAACCCTCACTGAAGAGGAAGAGTTGGAAGCTGTAGTTCTTAAAACTAAAGGACTTAACTGGGTTTAATAAACCCATTAGGAGGATATTATGGCATTAGACTATTATGGAACGTCTACGGCCTCGGATAGAGGTGAATTTCAACTTGCCATCAGTGGTGCGGCTGCTGCAGGTCGTAACTTTGTTGCCGATACCGAGAGAAGGGATGTATCTGAAATTCTGGATTTACTTTCACTTGCAGAGACACCTTTCGTCAATAAAATCGGTTGGGGGCCTGATACTGGTGCTCTGAAACTTGAGTGGATGACTGAGCATCTTGGCCCTGGTTACATCGTTACTACTCTCGGTGCGGCCTCTGGTGCTGCTACTTCAATACTTGTGACCAGCATTGATGGTATGACTACTGCTGAAGCCATTAAGCAGGTAATGACAGGTGCGGTTCTGTATCACTTTTCTTCAACCGATGCAGATGATTGTATGTATCTCGTTACCTCTATTGGTAGTGGCGGCGGCGGCAGTGTGACTTGTTCATGTATTATCTCTATCTATGGAGCGACGACATCCACAGCATTAGGTGATAAATTTTATGTAATTGGGAACTTTGCAAATGAAGGTTCCTTACCGAGAACTCCGCACCCAAGAGATCGGGCGCTCTGTTCAAATGAAATGACAATCATAAGAAAGGATGTGGCAATCACTGGCTCAATGCAGAAAACAGATATGTATGCCATCAGCAATGAAGAGACCCATCAAATCCTGATGCGTCTGAAAGAACAGCAAAGGGAAAGAGAAAGGGCCGCTCTTTACAGTCATTACCGGGCCAAGACAAGTGTCGTGGCCGGAATGATGAACGGTGTATATGGTTTTCTGTTTACGCAGACAGGCGATCATATTGATGCCACTACCCGAAATCTTACAGAAACGGCTGTCAATAAGATAGTTAGTAAGGTTTGGGAAAATGGCGGCAGAAATCTGAGTTTCTGGGGCCACATTGACCAATGTGCTTTGTTTACAAGGTGGGATAAGAACAGAATCCGTATGCGGGTGAACGATACTAAGGGAGGTGGATTTATCAATTCCTACCTCACTGAAGCGGGGATAACATTGGATATAAATCCTATGGGTAATGTACCTCCGAACCTTGCATTCATTGTAGATGCGGCCAGGATTCACTTGCGGGCCAAGAAAGGGCGTAAGGCGATTCTGGAGAAACTCGGCAAGATGGGTGACTTTACCGATTGGCAGATGATCTCTGAATTCTCTATGGAGATGAAGGGGTTTAATTTGGGCCAACATGGCATGTTTACCCGACTTGCGTAGTTGAATCAATAACTTAGGACAGGGGTAGAGTAAAATCTATCCCTGATTAAAAATGCCAACGAGTGAAATAGCCTTAAAAAGCCCTCAAAATAAGGGCAATAAATACGAGCAGCTTATCAAAAAGCATCCCGAAGTTGGGAAGGCAGTCCTGAAAGGCTCATGGGATTTTATTGGGCATTCAAACAAAGGGACTGTTGAAACTTTAAATCCACTCTGGATGAAGAATATAGGCCAGAATCTCAAAAACAAACTTTGGCGTAAATGTGGTTCGGTTCGTAAAGATTGTATAGGTCTGGGTAAAAATAAGGCTTTAATCGGGGTTGGGGCAGGTCAGTCATTTAACAAAAATAAGCATGTGCTTAAGAATATAATAGATTTAGATGCATGTAAAGACTGGCGAGACAGAGACTTTATTGTAATTGCTTCTAACCATCAATTCAAGCCACTTCTGGAGATGGGGATAATTCCCGATTTTGTCATTCTTGTAGATGGGAGTGATGTTGTTTACAACCAGCTCTTGCAAGACATACCAGAGGAAGGGCAAAATACGATTCTGTTGGCTGGTCTACATTGTTCACCCAATGTTTTGAAAGAATGGACAGGGCAGAAAAGAGAACTCAGATTTTTTCTCACTACAACTAAAGAGGTCAGAGAAGAATTTAGAAAGATTACGGGGAAGAACCCTACAGGTCATATAGTTTTGCAAGGTGGAAATGTTCTGAATACCATGCTCACGTTAGGGTTGCAGGTTTTCAATTCGCAGGTCTTTTTCGCCCTGGGTAATGATTTATCCTATCCGATACAAGAGGAATTGGAAAACCAGAGAACGAGCTATTATGCAGATGGAGATTATTCAAGCAATAGGTCAGGGACAGGAACGGGGCGAGATGAGGCAGCCAGCAAGAAAAAATGGATGGGCTTTAATATAACGACAAAAATGTCTTTGGACTACCGAAACCACAACAGCTATCACATTGAACTTGAAGAAGTCGGTACATCGAGAACTCTCTGGGTTTATAAGACATGGCTTGAAACAAATATGCTTTTAAATTCTTACAAACCGGAAGCTCTCCAGGTTAAATATTACAACTGTACTGAAGGCGGGATCGCAGGCGTGATGGTGCATAATGATAATGATGAATTTATGAACGACATAAGCAACTGGTTTTTGTTGGATGAGGTCTGTCCTCAATGGCATACAATTATGTTGGAAGATGCTGCTAATCAATTTCTTAAAGCCAAGGAGGTGATGTATCAATGGGAAAGAGGGGAAATGCTGTACGCTGTCCCAAATGCAACAAGTTTGGTTCAAACGATTTAGGCGGTTATTGTAAGAAATGCTATGCCGAAATGACTGTAGGAGTCCCAAAGACAGAGGTTATAGCAACTTGCACAAGATGTGGGCAACCTGCAACCAAAGTCAATGATGAATATAAGGGCTGTGTCCCTTATCCTCTGTGTGATGAGCATTATATTGATAAATTTGGCTTTATATTGGAAAGCGATTTTCAGCCAGGTAGTGAGCCGGCCTGTGTCCAATGTGGAGAACCGGCATTTAAGATAGATAGAAACAATCATCCTTATTGTTTACGGCATTACAGGGATAGAAATGAGGAACCTGTTGAGCCAGTACGAGACCACTTTGTAGCTGAATTCGGAATCTCCGACAAGCCGTTTATTACGGAGACTTTTGATATCGTAAAAGATAAATTCGATGTGGAGGGTAAATGGTAAATGCATTTGAATCTGGCCTTTGTCTGAAATGTAAGATGCCCTTGATTGTTATTGATGACACACATTTATGTAGTGAGTGCAAAGAAATAATCAAGAAAATGCAATATGAGATTATGAAGAGGAAAACACCAAAAGAACAGACCGGACATCGAAAAGTGTTTAATTTCATACATAAGCCGGTTATAGAAAAACAAGCATGAAGTGTTATCTTTGCGGAAATGAGACAGTAGGCTCAGTCTATTCTTATAGTGAGCCAGATAAATACCTTAAGGCAATCGGCCTTACAAAAAACCGTAGAACATGGTGGTATTGTCCACAATGTGAATTTTACACTAATGCAAATGGATTAAGTGAAGGGCAATTAGAAGAAGCCTATCTTAAATATCGCAATTATGAAATGCGAGGCGCTACTGTCAGGGAAGAGTTTGACAGGATAAATGCCCTGGATTTACTTGAATCGGAGAACAAGCCAAGAGTTGAATGGCTGAAAAATTATTTATCTATTGATTCGATGCTGGATATTGGTAGTGGATTGGGTATTTTCCCCTATCATATGAAAAAATATATAAAGCGGATACATTGCATTGAACCTGAACCTGAATCGGCAGACTTTATAAAGAACGAACTCGGGTTTCAATGTCATCAAGGATTTTATGAGACAGGTTTATTTCCAAAGGTTGATCTGGTTACTCTGGTTCATGTTTTAGAGCATATACCACAGCCGGTTAATTTTCTTAGAGGGATTAAAGAGTATGATTTAAAAGACAATGGCCTTATTTTCATAGAAGTACCGGATGCATGTGAATTTGAGTATCTTGATAAACATAATGATGATTTCAATTCGTTACATTTATGGTTTTTCAACCTCGCTACGTTAGACAGGGTTCTACGGAACAGTGGCTTTGTACCGTTTCTGGCAAAACGAGTGTATTACGAGAGCAGAAAATTAAGCAGAATTATGATGTTATGCAGATAATTCCTGTTACAAAATCAGGACTTTTTACCGAGCAGATCCATAGAACTTATAGGGCTGGATGGATTATTCTTGAAAGACTTATGGATCCTATATTGAGCAATAGAAAGGGTTGTATCGTGGAAATTGGTATGGGTGCTTCCACTTCTATGTTTGCCAAGTATGCTGAGAGACATAAGGTTAAGTTTTACAGTTGCGATAAAAATCCCTTGAAAACAGGGCAACCGTTATTCAAAGGACACAGCATTTTTGAGGGAAAATCATTTGATTTTATGAAACAATTTAAGGATGTCCCGGCTGTAGTTTTCATAGATGGTTGCCATGATTATGCGATTGCCAAAAAAGAATTTGGGTTTTTCTTAGATAAGTTAAGGGAAGGTGGGGTGATCTTCTTACATGATACGCTTCCACCTGAAGAGCGTTTATTAGCATCAAACGCTTCCGGTGATGTTTACAAACTTAGACAAGAGATCGAGAAAAAAACACATATTCTGAATATAGATATTTTCACCTGGCCTTATACCGCAATTGATTCTGGCCTTACGATGGTGATTAAGAAAGAAAAAGATAGACCATATTGGAGACAATGAACATTCATCCGAGTGTAGAGATTGGCAAAAATCCCCGTTTCTTACAGGGTGTTGTTATAGACCGGGGTTGCGTAATCGGTGATAATGTTTTCTTAGGCAACTATGTTGTATTGCGAGATAATACCCATGTTGGAAATGATACTTCAATCTCCCATTTCGCAACCACAGAGACAGGGGCTAAGATTGGAAATCATGTTAGAATGGGCGTTTATGCCCATGTTACCCGCGATGTCATAGTTGAAGACTGGGTTTTCTACGCTTTTATGGTCTATACCTTAAATGATAAATATATGGATTATGGTAGAAAAAATATGGTTCAGAAGTTAGAACCACCCATTATAAGATACGGGGCAAGAATCGGAGGACGAGCTATTATAATGCCAGGTGTGGAAATTGGAAGAGAAGCCTTTATTGCTGCTAATTCTCTTGTAACTAAGGATTGTAAACCATTTGGTATATACATGGGATTGCCTGCAAAACTTATAGGGGAAGTACCTCTTAATGAAAGACTTTAAACCAGCTACCTGTATCTGTCCGACTTATGGAAGAAGAAACCAGCTTAATGAAGCTGTTTATAGTTTTCTAAATCAAGATTACAAGGGGGAAAAAGAACTACTGATTGTGAATGACCATCCTGATGTTCAATATGTATTTAAGCATCCAGAAGTCAGGATAATAAATTGTTCTGAGAGATTTGAATCACTTGGCGAAAAACTTAATTATTTATTTGAACAATCTACTTATGAGTGGGTGATTAATTGGCCTGATGATGATATCCAATTTTCCTGGGCAGTATCATTTCAAATGGCACAAATAGCAGAGAAACCAAAACAATTATTTGTTCCTCAAGGCTATTTCTCTTTAACAAATGGCGGTAAGCCCTTTCGTGGCGGTATTCGCAATCTGAAAAAACCTCTATATATTTGGGGTAAGGGACATCTTCCAGGACTTATTTCATGCACCAAAAAAGCATGGAAAATTGTTGGAGGTTATTCACATATAGATAGGGCTGAAGATATTCATTTTGTGATGGATTTGAAGAGAAGGGGATTTTTTTCTGGATTTTGTCCTTTAAAACCGAGTGAGTCTTATTATATTTGGCGCTGGAATTGCGGTTGGATTCAAATGAGTAAAAATCGTGTACGCTGGGAAAGTAATGATAAAGGGCACTTTAAAATAGAACCTCAATGGTATAGAGATTATCCCAAGGAAGTCAGAATAGCACTTAAGGCACAGGGACTCATAATTTAAATGATAAGTGTAATTATACCATTAATGCGGATACCGCCATATGACACCCAGATAAAAGATTTACTGAAATGTCTTAATCAACAGATAGTAGAACATGAAGTTATTATTTCTGAACAAAAAGTCAGGAAGTACATAGATAAAAATAAACTGTTGAATCAAGGGTTTGCGAAAGCGAAAGGAAAATATATCTGGCATTGTGATGCCGATTTTCTTGTGGATGATAATTTTCTGAAAAGGATGCGAAATTCGCTTGAGTTGAATAAGTTGGATGTGATTTTTCCTATGTTCTTTTCCAACATAAATCAGGCGTGGCGAATAGCAGATGGCGCACCTTTTATGAAAAGAGAAGTTCTTGAGAAACATGGGGATCTTGATGAGAATCTTATGGGTATCAGCTTTGTGACTTTTCCATTTCTGGACTGGTGTTTGGATAATACAAAATTTCATTGTTCTCCAAATTTTAAGATTGGTACAAACAGAAAACCTTTTATAAGGCAGGCTAAAGACAAGATGGACCCAGTTACTTTTAATAAAACACGGCCTGAATCAATAAAGATAATGAAGCGCCTCATAGCAAAGGGATTTGTGCCGCCCGGAATAATGCGAAGCAATGTTTATCTTGCTAATAAACGCACTCAATCAGCAGGGCTTGTAAAGTTTATGCCAATATGATTTTTAATATTGCAGCAACAAAAGGACTTGAAGAATTAATTGTTCGGCAATATGGGAAATCTGTAAATCAAATATGCAAAGACCTTAATATTAAGAAAAGTGATCTTGTATGTCGGATTGTTGATGGGCGGGTGATTCTCTGGAAGGATCTATTTTTCAACTATATTGAATTATTGATAAAATATCTAAGGTTAGTGAAGCCCAAAAGAATTCTTGAATGGGGTCCAGGACAGAGTACAAAAATAATGTTGCAAGAATGCCCCAATGCTCAAATAATTTGTTGTGAGAATAAAAAGGGATGGTTTGAAAAATATCAAAGAGAACTTGGTGATAAAGTTAGATTCATTTATGTTGATGCACCCGATAACAACAGACAAGACAATAGATGGACTGCTTATACAGATCCAGCAGTCAAAGGAAAATTCGATCTAATTTTTGTCGATGGAAGAGAAAGAGTGAGATGTCTACAGACTGCTTTTAAGCGATTAAAGCCAAACGGTATTGTTCTTTTACATGATGCAAATAGAACATACTATGAAGAAGGAATTCGCCTTTTTGATCAAGTCGAAAAGGCAAATGATACAGTATGCTTAAAGATAGGACATTGATTAATCCTGAAGTCAGGATAGAGAATACAAATCGATGCAATGCTTCATGTGTCATGTGTGCCCATGATAAAATGACACGAAAAAGGGGTACAATGACAACGGCATTATTTAAGCCATTAGCAGAGCAAGCAAAGGAATTAGGGGCGACAACAATTTCGATATTTGGCTTTGGGGAACCTTTTCTTGATGATAATTTAGTTGGTAAAGTAAAAATTTGCAGTGACTTGGGATTAGATACATTCATCACTACCAATGGCAGTTGTTGTACCTGGACGATAATGTATGACCTTTTTGATGCTGGCTTGACCCATATTCGGTTTAGCGTTCATGGTACAAATGGAAATTATGAAAAAGTCCAGCATGGTTTGAAATATGATACTTTGATGACAAATGTTTTTTCCACCATCTTGCTACGAAATCTTATATATCCGGATCGTAAGATTTCAGTGACAGCCATGCCGATGAGTGGGGAGAATATAGAAAAATTGATGATTTGGAAATTTACTGGTATTGACTGGTTAGAAATATGGCGGCCTCACAATTGGGCGACTAAGAAACAATTTCGCACTAAAACTAATAATAGAAGGAAATGTTTCAGACCCGTTAAGGGGCCGCTACAGATACAATGGGATGGTAAGGTTATTCCCTGTTGTTTTATAACCGATGCAGAATTGGTATTAGGGGATGCACACAAGCAAACCCTGGAGGAAATCCTAAAAGGAGACCCCTACGAAGAATTGCGAGAAAGACATAGGAAGGGCGACTTGAAAGGACTGCCTTGCTATGACTGTGACCAAAGAAATATAGAAGAGGAAAATCCTTTACTATATTCAAGCAGGGATAAGGATAGGAAAATAAACACAACTTCATCATTGAAGTTTAGTTTGGAGGATTAAATTATGGCACTTTCATTTTCTTTAAAATTAAAGGCAGATATAGGTGGACGTCAATTTCGTTGTTACGAGGTAACTTGTGATGGAAGCACAAAAACTGTATTTGCAGGCAGCATTGAGATGACCTATATCGAAACTGCTATGGTGGGCCAGATGGCTGATATTCATGGTACTCAATCTTTGGATATGGGGGAATTAACGGATACAGTAGGAAGCACGGTTGCTCCTATTACCATTACAGGTGCAGTTGTAGGTGACTTTCTGTTACATAATATGAATCTGGATTTAGTAGATCAGGTAGCAACCGGATATATTAAAGAAGCTGCTGTAGGAGAGATTAGGGTTTGCAATGAAACTGGTTCGGGCCAATCTGATGTAGGTGATGGGACTTATTCTGTAAGAGTTCCAAAAAACATTGGGCTCAAAACAACGGCTGGCCTATATATAGAGTTTTCGCCTGCTTTACGCAGTGGGGATACTTTCCCACTTGCGGTCATAGGATATTAGGGAGGTATTAAAATGGCATTATCATTTTCTTTAAAAGTCAAAGGTACAATTGGCGGAAAAATGTTTCGGGCCTTCGAGGTAACGGCAGATGGCTCGGCTATGACAATATTTGCTCATAGCATAGAAATGGGCAATATTGACACAGCTATCGTTTCTCCAAGACAGGATCTATCCTCTGCCGCAAGTATTGATTTTGGCTCAATTGCAAGCTTAGCTGGTAATACATCTGCTATAACTGTGACTGGAGCTGCTTTGGGAGATTTCACCATGCAGGCTATGTCAGTAGATGTGGATGATTTAACAATGGCAAGTTATGTCCAGGATACAAATAAAGTCGAAGTCCGAACAGACAATCTTGGTGGAGCTGGCACTACGGATCTGGGTGATAGCGTTAGGCGGATACGTGTTTTGAGACATATTGGATTATCTGTGCTTTCTGGCAGATATATTGTCTTTCAACCAGCACTACAAAGCGGTGATATATTTACTGTTTGGGCCATAGGACATTAAGGAGGATATCATGGCATTAGGATTTAGTCAAAAATGTAAGGCGGACTTGGGTGGGAAGGCGTTCAGGGCTTACGAGATAACCTGTGATGGCTCTACCCTTACTATAGACGCTTCCGATCTTGATCTGCATATGATCGAAAACGTTTGGATGGCTTCTAAAAATGATTTGAGCTCAATCACTGATCTTCATTTTGCGGAGATAGCCGATGGCGCAGGTGACACTACTCAAATTGCAATTACAGGCGCAGCCTTGGGTGACTATGTGATGATAGGTTGTGAGGCTGATCTGCAAGATCAGGTACTAACAGCTTACGTTCAAAGTGCCGGTAAGGTCGATGTAAGGCTTCAGAATGAGAGCGGAGGCGCAATTGATCTTACTGAAATAGCATTCTACATCAAGATTCTCAAGCGAGTAGGACTTACCACGCAGACGGGGAAGCATATCACGTTCTGGCCTGCCCTGGCTGATGGTGATAAATTTACCATTTGGGCAGTAGGATATTAGGAGGATATTATGGCAAGACCAGCATCAATGCCGACAGTATTAGCTGCGGCTGCAACAGTGACTACCGACACAGTTAATTTACGCCTTCTCCAATGGGTGGATGACGCTGGAGATGTAGCGGATACTAATTCTTGTGCTGTTACAATTAATGGTACGGCACTCACTACAGTCGTGCAAAAGCCGAGTGATGTAGGCGACCATAGGGTAGTTTTATGGCAAATAGGACCCTTTAATCCTGGCATTCCAGTAAAGGGAATTGTTGTGGATACACTCACTAAAGGCGGAGTTCATGTGTGGTTTGACTAATGAAAACAATACTTCAGACAATATGTGTAGTCATTGTTTCTGTTGGGATTGCGATTGAGGTTTATTACAAAGCGGACTTAGGATTCCTATGTATTACCGCGGGAAGTCTTGCGCTGGCAATTTCAACTAAGATAAACAATAGGGTAAAGAAATGAGTATAACTGACGATTCGACCGGACTTGACCAGTCATGGACTGAGCAAACTGTAGTAGCCTTCACAGTTGGTACCCTTGCTTCTATCACTGACATGGTAGCCGAAGTTGAAAGCAAACTAAAGCGGGGTACGCTCTCCACTACTACCAGCCCTAAACTGGCAGATGTTCAGAGATGGCTTGTAAGAGCGAAAGAGGAATTAATGCAGGTCAGGTCTTTTTCTTTCGCTCGCAGATATGCCTATACGGATTTGACGGCCGGGAATTATAGAGTAGCACTGCCGCCTGATTTTAATGGTGGGAGTATTCGATTGAAGGATGTAACAAATGAGTACAGCCCAAGAATCTTACCCAGTCATTTATACGATATCAAATATCCAAAGCCCAGTGGGGAATCCAGCAATGAACCAACTCATGTCACTGTCAAGAATATTGAATTATGGATAGCCCCTCCTGTCACAGCATGTAGGCTTGAAATTGAATATGACCGTTCAGGTGATGATAATACAGCTACAGATTTCAGTTACTTACCAGAGATAGAGCGATTCAGGTGTTGTGACTATGCTTTATTTGAGGCCAGTGAATCCCTTGAGGCTTGGAAAAAGGCAGAATGGTATAAGGCCAAATGGAATGATGGCCTTGGTAGAAGCCGCAGAGCCGATGCAAGAAGGAAATGGAAGAACATGGGTTTCAGGGCAATAGGTGTTTTTGAAGAGGCGGCGGCAAGAAGTTTTCAACGATAGGAGGAAGATATGGCACAAATATGGAATGAAAGTAAACCTGCCCTTGCAAATGCGATATCGGCAGACGTGCCGGATATAGAGGAGAATTTACAATTTCTTTCTCATTGGGCAAAAGAAAAACGATCTCTCTTTACTTACAATGGTGGCACTACAGCATATACTGTTAAATGTAAATCAGCCTTTTATTATTGTAAAGACAAAGTTTGCTGGTGGGATGCTGAATTAACAACAGATGCGATAGGAGATCCTGGGGCAGAGGATTGGTATTATCTCTATCTTGACAATTCCGCTATTACGAGTGGGACTGAAATAACCAAAGACGAGCTTATCTGGTCAAATACAGAACCTGCTTGGAATACCACTTATGCAGGATGGTACAATGGGGATGATAGGTGTATTTTTGCAGTAAGAACTAATGCCGCACCAGATAATATCCTTGAGTTTTTCCACGAAGGGGATTTAGTGATCTTTGCTGATAGTATTGCTGATTTAGCTGCAACAGATATTGATACAACGTGGACAGATGTCACCTTAACAATTCCTAAATTTGCTAAAGTAGCACAGGTTACATTAAGGCTTCATTATGGTGATGGCGCAACTGACTCTTCTTGGAGAACAAATGGCCAAACAGGAACTACTGGACATAGTTGGGGATATGTTAGTTCTGATGATGGCAAACATTATAATACAGTTGTCGTTATTACAGATTCAAGTCAAATTATAGAAGTAAAAAATAGTAATAGTACAAGTGGCACAACTGGTTTAATTACGATTGGGTGGTTTTTCCCAATAGGATTGTAATGCAATACTTAACCATCAAACCCATATTAGGCACAAAGAATAATTGCCCGATAGACTCTATGAGCCTTGTGCAACCATTGGATAAGAATGGTTATGTATGGGCTTCCCATGATGTGGGTGGACAGAACTTTGACTTAGAAAGGGAGATTGATAGTTGTTCTAAGGCATTTGGTAAAGCACAATTTACCTCAGTAGCGGCCTCATCGGAAGCCGTGACAGGTTCAACGGCCCTGGGTATGCACGAATTATGGGATGGTACAAACAGAGAGCATTTCTATTTCGATCAGGGTAGATGCTTTAAATATGATACATCCGGCAGACATTTGAGTATGATTTGTGATGATGCTTCGACCGTATTTGCTGTTGATGATATCGACCTTTACAGTATCATTCAATATGGCACACACATGGTATTTACGGATAATGGAGAACATACACCTTATAAATGCGACCATAATGATACGGCTTTAACAAAACTCATAGATGCAGGAGACGAATTTCAACCTAAATTTCTGTTAAATTTCACCAATAGAATAATAGCTCTCTATAATACTCAAACAGCGAATGCTGACATAGACATACGATATACAGACGCTTTGGCTGGCACTGAATTTCCGGCTGCTAATCACCTATACAAAGAAGGTGATTCGATTACTGGTGCTCATACCCTGGGGCATAACACAGCTTTTGTATTCGGTGAAACAGATATCTACAGAATGGATTATTATAGTAGTGCCACGCCTGTATTCACCTTATTACAAGTGCTTAAAGGATGGGGCAGTGTAAATCATCATTGCATTGTAAGTGATGGTACATTTCTCTATTTCTTTGACCAGCAGAGAGGTTTTTGCAAGTTTGACGGTTCAAGTGAACCACTTGTAATATCGCAAGATTATGAAAGAATGGTATCCCGTATTCCGACTGCATACAATAAGCTGATAACAAGTGTCTGGATACCATTTACCAATGAACTTGCATGGAGTGTGCCGGTTGATGATGATATACGGTGTTCAAAGATTATTTATTACAATGTCAAAACAGGACAATGGCGACATGAGAACAAAGTTGCTAAGTATTTGGATATATGGCGATATTACAGTACCATGACATGGGAAGACCTTATTATTTTGACAGATGATGTCTGGCCCAGTGCCAGAACATGGGCCTATTATACGAGTGAGAGTTCAAAGCTGGCATTTGCCGGTGGTAATGGCCATATCTATACATCGACATCTGAGGGAGACGCTGGCTCCAATTGGGATGGTTACAGGATAGAGCCGATATTGCCATTCCCGGGTAAGGGCAAGAATATGATTCGCATTCTTGAAATATGGTTCGGTATAGCTGAAAAACAGGCACACAGCCTGGATATCTATTGGCGCGGTGGGAATACAGTTGGCGAGGTTGAACAAGAAGTCTGGACATCATTGGATTCATTAAGTATGGATAGCCCTGATGATCCTGTGCTCTATACAGACCAGACAGCAAGGTTAAATCAGATTAAATGGGGAACTGATAAAAAAAGTGAGCCTTTTAGTGTGAATGAAATTAAATTGGGCTACGTTGTCCAGGGGAGTTATTGATGCAAATTCAACGACCTCCCAAAACTGGGAATCCTGTTTTGGATGCCTGGCTTGAGAGATTAACTTATCAATTATCAAAGCCTTACGCAACTTGGCTTGCTGATATGAGTGGTGAAGCGGCTGCGGCCTTTGATCTCAACTCCCAGGATTTGACTGGTGTTAATGATGTCGTTATAGCCGATGCCGGAAACATAGGTTCGGTAAATGACACGGATGCCATAGCAATTAGTGCGGCTGGTGTTCTTGGTTTTTCAGGGCAGAGCGGGTGTAGCGTTTATTTATCAGCAGACCAGGATATACCGAATGGCGAATTAACTACTATTGAATTTGACACGGAAGAGGATGATGTTCAGAGTGAATTTAACACTGGTACATATACGTTTACAACCGGAACAACTGGAATATACCAAATTTCTATGGTAATAGTTACAAAGGAAAGCATGGCTGATGGGGAACAACTTCAAATTAGGTTATATAAGAATGCAGGTATCTATACTCGAATTATCGAGCATAATACAGTTAATACCATTATAAGTGCTGCTTTGTCAGTCCGTATGCCGCTTTCAGCAACTGATACATTACACTTAGTAGTATATCATGACCACACTGAGGCAAGACAACTTGATTTAAGATATTGTAGGTTTTCTATAGCTAAAATAGGATAGGAGAATGAAATGCCAGAATTTACAGTAACAGTTTCAGACGAAGAACTAAAAGCCCTTGAATGGGATATCTATGATGTTCAGAGCCATATTCAGAATGCTATTAGTGAGAAGGCACGGAGGACTATGGATACTTTGGTTCTGCAGCATACTGACAAGAATCCTAAGAAGGTTTCTAAGGTGGACAAGGAAAAGATAGTCAAAGGGCTTAAGCTTGAAAGTGCAAAAGAAAGGACTGATAGGATGGAAGATGGAAGAACCTAAAAGAGAATTAGTAAAAGTTACAAATCCAGACTATCTCCAACAATCCATGTGGCCTTTGATAGTGGAATTGACTGATATTCTGAAAACCCCCGGGATGTCTGCCCATAGTCTGATGACATTCCTTCTTTATGGCTCCAATGAACTATGGGCAGCCATTAAGGATGGCAAGTGCATTGGCTTTATCTGTTTTCAGGAAGTGGGTGCTCCATTCTACAGCATGGGAATGTGTAACTACATCTACATGAGGGAAAAAGACGATGAATTGACAGACCAGATGTATGAGAAATTCATTGATTTCTTAAAAGAGAATAGCCTGAAATATTTTGCCTTTCATTCTCAGCATAAGAAGTTGGGAACGCACTTTAAAGAGAAGTGGAAAAAGCAGGGATTAGATGCCACGAAAACCGAATACCTTTATATGGGTAAACGTCAGATAGGAGGAAAGTAAATGGGCAGTTTAGCAGCAATATATGGTATTAGCCTGGCTTATCAATGGTATCAAGACAAGAAAAATCGTCAACTACAGAGTGATTTAAGTCAACCATTGCCAACGCACTTGAGATATGCGTGGAATCCGATGCAAAGGCAAATGTATAACTGGATGTCACCTTACATGGGGGGTATGTATGGACAGGCGAGTGTACCTTCAGCACAAAATTTAGCAGGGCAGACAGGAATAGCGGCATTTGAAGGAGGCGGTCAAGCGCCAAGCCAGGCAGGTTCACCATTTGGGGGAAACCCCCAACAGAGACAATTTGGCGGGCCTGTAGGAAAACAACCCTACGTTGTAGGAGAGGCAGGGCCAGAGCTATTTGTGCCAGAACAGGACGGCTATATTTTACCATCAAGACAAGCAGGGGGGCCTGTTAGGAGAGGTGGGCAGAATATGCCTCCTAAACCCGGACAGACACAGTATAATATGCCGCCACTTCCGCCGACTCCCGGTTCTTATGGTGGAGGTAGACAGGATATCCCTGGGATGTTGCCGGCACAGCAAATGCCAACCGCTCAGGCCTGGCAAATGGGAGAAGCAGGTGTACCTACTGCACCGACAGCCGCTCCGATGGCACAGCCAGGAACACAACCTACATGGGGAGGTGTTCAAGCTGCCCAGGCGCCCGCACCTACGGGTGGCTGGTATGGCAACCTTGACCCCAATGTAAGAGCAGGCATTGAGGAACCCTACCAGCGCGGAATGGAGATGTTGGAAGAGAGAATGCAGGGTAGGGGAACATTAGGTTCTCAGAGGGCAGGGATGTCAGGGGCGGCCGCCGATGTCTTAGGCCAATATATGCAACAGGCAGCTCCTTCTATGGCTATGACCGGATGGGGTATGATGGCTCCTGGCTTGATGGAGCAACAGAGACAGCAATATGGTGCTGATGTGATGGGTGCTCAGAGACCGTGGGAAGCTGGCATGGCAACAATGGGGCAAGAATATGGCGCAGGTATGCAACAGGCGGGAACACAAGGTCAGATGAATCTTGCACAGGCGCAGGCTGGTTGGGGTATGTCAGCTCAACAGCAGGCAGCCCAACAGCAAGCTAATCTCATGGCGCAGGGGCAAGGATGGGAGGCCCAAATGATGCCTTACCAGATGTTGCCTCAAATGATGCCTTATATGATGCCGGAAGCTATTGCAAGTGCAGGCCCGATAACTTTCCCAGGTGAGGGTGGACAGCAAGGGGAAGCATTACCACCTCCGGAATGGGGAGGAATACCACCGTGGCAACAACAGAATATGAGTTATGCCCAATGGCAAATGATGCACGGAGGTGCAGGCGGGCCAGACACAGGACCAGGACCAGGCCCAACGAGTCCGGCGATGGGAAGTACCAGTTATGGCTAAAAGGAGATAATTATGCCTATAAACTATATGCCGACACAATATCCAAGACATATACCATCATTACAACCTAAGCTGCCTCAACTTATCATGTCTCTTATAGGAAACTATATGCAGAATAAGTATGCTACTGATAGGCAGAAAGAAGAGATGGAATTCAGAGCAGAAGAAGCTCGGAAGGATAGGGACTATAAAAGAACAGAATTGGGATATCAGGCAAAATTAGGGCAGGATAACTATCTTACAGATATGAACGTAGAGCATACTCGATTAGATAGTCCTAAAGCCCCAGAGGACTATGACCAATCAGAAGTGATACGAGGAAGGACATTGCTTGATGGAACACCGACATATTATGTTAAAAAAAGAGAAATATATCCTATTCCAATGTGGAAAAGGATAAAAACAAGTGGTGATATTGTAGAAGTCAAAGCAAAAACTCCGATTGAATATAAATTATTTAAGGCAGATAATTATGTACGGGGTGATGTAACTGCGGCAAAGGTTTCCCCTGCGGATAAAGCGGCTTCGATAGAGGAGAAGCGTAAGGCAGAGGTTAATAAAAAATTGGCATCTTTGACAGGTCACATACGCAAGCAAGCTCTTCAAGAACAAAAAGAAGATGCAGCCACAA